TCATTCGCTCCCCTCTTTTTCCTTATTTCGTTGAACGCCAATTGCGACACACGTACTAAGCAAATCTTTACATTTCTCTACGTCTTCAGACTTACGCAATTTGATGCTTTTTACAGACTGCGGGCTACTGTCCGTAGCACGATACATCGTTATTTCAATATCATTTCGGTCTAAGAGTCCCATAATGGCTTTTGCAACCTCCACACCCTTCTTCGCGAAATCAAAGAACAGAGCAAGTTTATATGGATTTTCGACGGAAAAAACTTCAATTTTGCTAAAACCAACATCGTGTAGAGAAAAATATTGCTCAACCTCATCTCGAAGTTCTGGATCGCATACAATGTCTATTCTCCAGTACTGACCTAAATGCAAATCGCTATTAACTGTTTTTTCCACAACATCCTCCTTACCCAGCAATAGGATTAAATCTCACCGCATCCTGCAAGTAATCCGGCGCAAGATGGGCATAAATCATCGTTGTCTGAATCTTTGCGTGCCCCAGAATTTTCTGGAGCGTCAGAATATTGCCGCCGTTCATCATGAAATGACTGGCGAAGGTGTGGCGCAGCGCATGAACAGCCTGGCCGTCAGGAACATCAGGTGCGACCGTTTTGATGACATCGCGAACCAATGGATAATCCAGCGTCGGAAACACCAGTTTCCCGCCCCGTTTTTTGATCTTTTCAAACAGGCTTTCAGAAATAGGAACGGTACGGTTTTTGCTGTTCTTCGTTTTTGAAAAAGTGATTCGACAATGAAGAACACGGCGCTGCTCCAGTGCCGCTACCTCGCCCCATCGCGCCCCGGTCGACAGAAGGATTTCGACAGCCAGCCGTTCATCGGGATTTTCAGCCAGTGCATCCAGCAACTGAACACATTCAGACTTACTCAGGTATCCCATTTCGCGCTCGTTAACCTTCATTCCTTTAAGGCCTTGAACGGGGTTATCGTTAAGAAAATGGCCGGATGAGATGAGTGCGGTAAACATCGCGCTTAACGCCCCAATCTCTCGATTTATGGTGCTGGGCTGTATCCCCTGCTCTATCCTGGACACACGTAGCTCGGTGAGCATCGTTGTATTAAGTTTATGCACGCACGGGTCATCCATTGCCTCACTCAAGCGCAGCAATTTAAGGCGCGTGTTATGCCCTGACTTCATTAGCTGACCGTGGTATTTCCACCACAAGTCAATAAGCACTGACAGCGGACGGCGATCAATGGAGTTTCCTTTCCACTCATTGTTATGCTGTTGCGCCAGCACCCACCGCTCATATAAAACTGCATCCGATTTCGTTTTAAATTTTTTGCGAATGCGTTTGCCTTTACGCCCCTCAGGACGCATGTCAAGAAGATACCCTCCCGGAATTGATTTTATGCTCATTCGTGAAGCCCCAGCGTTACAAGACCACCATGCCCCCAGCGTTCCATGATTAGCCGGGCTGTGTGCCAGTCTTGCGGGATTTTTGAGAAGACGATGTGTTTTCTGGCCCATCAGGGGAGAGAGAAGGACTGATCTGCCCAGCAGCCTCATTTGTTTCGTTACTCATCAACCACGTAGTGTATTTTTTAAATTCCGGGTGCATTGTGATTTTCAGTAAAACCTCCGTTCCCACACCTCGAATACCAGTCTCGTATTGCTTAACCGTACCAACCGCAATACCTATTGAATCCGCGAACTTTGCCTGACTAAGCCCCTCAGATTCTCGAATTGCTTTTAGCTTCTTTGATATCTCTATTGACATGGTGTGCACCTGAATACTATATTGGTTATCAGTTGAGTACCACTTGACGCTACAAAGAGCCACAAATAGCACCAGATTGAATAGGTTATCACACCATGGCAAAAGTCCTTAACACATACGAACAAGCGGATTTTGAGCGTTTGGCGGCGTTCTACCCATACCGTAATGAACATGGGCTACCGGTACTTGAAGAAAGCCTAGAGGATTATGCGAAACGCACAAATCAAAGCATTCTCGCTGTAAGAAGGCAGGCTGATAGATCGGTAATTCCCGTTACTCAAGAAGGAAGAAACACAAAACGCAAAGTAAATCTCTTCGCAATTTTCCTGAAAACCATCAGAAACGCAGAGAAATACGTGCAGATGACAAAATAACGAGGTGTCATTTTATGCTGAAGCAACGCCGTAATTTTTGTACCGGAACAGAACGCCACGCTAACCGTTTCACTACCAGTGCATCACGCAGCAACATCCGCTACAGCCTGAGTGATACACACGCAACGCCGGATGGCTACCCAGTAAAACAAATCGGCGAGCACGCCTGGCTGATTGAGAAAGCTGGAATCGTGATCCACAAATGCCCACGCAATCCGTTTACCGGAAACCGCATTTTTGCATTGAGCTGTGGCGACAATCAGTTCGGGCAGGATTTCACATTATACGAAGCACTTCGCACGGTTGATCGTCTGCTTCGCGGGCAAAGTTTTATTAAACAGGCTGATTTATAACAGGTGCTTTATGACCAAAGACCATGCACAAGGTGTATTTATCCGTTTTATTGATTTTCGCGGTGAACTGTTATTACGTGCATCCGCTATTGACGGAGTGACTCCGGCGGGTAAAAACGGAGCCGACGAAGCCACTTACGTTTATCTGAACGGCACGCGACTGCTTGTGGAACTTCCGTACCAGACCGTACGAGAAATCATTAGCGAAGCTGAAAAGGCACGCCAGGTTAATGGCGATGAACCCTATATCGAATTTATTTGTATGGATTCAGAAGCTGAAATACAGAAAGCAGATTAAAGGGCGTTGTGATGGGCAAAGAATATAAAACTCTCATTAACAAAGCACTTGAGCGTTTTTATTTTCGCTTAAGTGCATCAGGCGCTCATGCTGAACGTGCGGCCCGTGACTCATTGACCAGAGCAATCCGAAGTCTGTATGACGTGGCTTTTTACGCTGATGATCTGGATGCACTTAACGAACTTTCCGAGCTGATCTGTGCCGCAGAATGCGGGGAACATATTGAACCGTATAAGCTGGGAAATATCGCATGAGTATATTTATTTCATGGCTTGTTCTGATTATTTCGGTGGTCTGCGCCATTGGGATTATGCGAATTATTAATTCAGTAAAAAAGATTGAACGCTTTTTCACTGAAGAATAACCGCGCAAATAAGACCCCAGGTTAAATAAGAAAATGTGAAAACAATCCGCATTCGCGGAGGTATTCGCACACGCCAAGGAGGCGTAATGGCAATTAAGCATTTTCCTGTCGTTCGTTTCACCTCCAGAGGACGTGAATACGAAGTTGACGAACGCCTGATTACCACAATCGACAAACACCGTTCAGAAAAGGATGCACATCACATCTATCTCACTGACGGCACTTACTTCTGCGCCACCAACGTGGTGCAGGTGAATCTTATCAGACAGGTACAGGAGTCACGCAGATGACCATTCTGGACTACATCGCTGCCAATCCGGGTTGTAGCAGTGGAGAAATCGCCGCAGCACTGAATACACCAACCACAACCATTAATGCGGAGCTACGCCGTCTCTGGCGCAGCGGTTTAGTCACAAGAAAAGAGCGCAAAACAGGCGGTCGCTTTTCTTATCAGGTAAACCTGATGCCGTTTGGGTGTAGCAACCCACTAACCCAGATGTTCAACCAGCTACTGAGGGAAATCAGAGCATGAGCACCTCCAACTGCCGGAAACCACGTCGGGCTTCAGCAGCTCATCCGGCAGCAAAACAAACTCCATTAATTCCTGTTCCGGGCCTTTCCTGCACCTTGCGGCGGGAGGCCTTCGCACATCTGTAACAAGAGGATTGCCGCAATGATTCTCGCCAACGACTTTCTTGAATACCTGCTCAACACAGAGCGTGATCTTGCCGCTCGCGTGCGTGATCGTTATGACATGTACCTGAAATCCCTGCCTGTACCGCAGCTCGCTGACGGAAAGATTGTTATTGATGGTCGCTACATGATTGACAGCCACGAGGGAAATTACAGGCTTTACCGCATTGAAGGTGGCACCCCGTCCGTTATTGGCATTTACCAGCGCCCATCCTCTGCAATCGTCGATGTGATTGCCGACAGCATCCGCATCACACATCGCCATGCCGACACAGAAGACACCGTGCTGGAAATTCAGCGGCTGGCTACAGTCTGCCGCGACACCCTGAATGGCATGACGAAGTAAATCACTATGACGGCAGAGTACATCAGGGACTGGCAACAACCGCGCCACGCAGTGGGGCGTGAAGGAACGGGGATCCCCGCTCCTGAATCCGCGCTTTCCTCCTGGCTGGATGCCCACCGGGCAGAGAACGAGCGCCGCCAGGAAATGGCTGATGCGGCGTTCTCCGCCACGCCACTGGGCAACCTGATTAATAAAAGCCTGGACGCACAGGAAAAACAGGACAAAACCATCACACTGGCAGGAGACGCCAGAAAACAGGCACGCGGCGCGGTGGATGAAGCCATGGCCTCGCTGCGCCTGCTGCCGTCCTATCTGCGCGATCCGCTTATTCGCCACCTCTCCTTCCTGCGCAAAAAACAGGAAGCCGATCGCCGGAAAGGCAAAAAGAGCTGGCAGGCGGAACGCTATGCACGCGGAACCCTGCGCAAAATATTCGAACGTCTGGATAGCACTGACGGACGCTGGCTGACACCGGGTTATCGCTCCCTTGCCGGACGCGAACGCCTGGACGATTTGCTTTACCTGCCGCAGCTCAACAAACACCAGATACAGACGCTGGCCACCATGACGGCGGCGATGTTCAGCAGCACCTTCGAAAAACTCTGCGATGGCTTTGGCGCGACCGATGGCGAGCTGACCATGGATGTAACCCTGAAGGCGTATCAGATGCTGGCCCGCATGGCGTTACACCTGCACGCCATGCCTCCACATTATGACGCACTGACAACAGACAAAGACCGGAGGAACGAACCGGACACGGAGCTGCTGCCG